TTGCAGAAGAAGTGATAGAAGAGTGTGCAGCATTTCCCTATGGGGATAATGATGACTTAGTAGATTCAATGACTCAAGCCGTGATGCGATTTAGACAGGGAGGTTTTATCATGCATCCAGAGGACGAAAAAGATCAAGCGCAAGCGAAGAAAAATTATAACTATTACTAATGGGATATTTACAAGCATTACGATTGATGGTCAAAGCCTACAAGGCAGCTAAAGGAACTATGCCTAAAGGACTTGATTTGTTGAAGTTAAAGATGAGAGCAAGACAAAAAGCTATCGATTCTAAAAAAGTTATACAGTTTCCAAAAGACAGAATTACAGATCCATTTAAACCAAGACCTCAAGGTATTGAAAAGTTAATTAAAAAAGGAGATGTTAAAATAGGAAAAGCTCCTAAGACTACAAAAGTAAAAGAACCTGTTGATCCTAAATTAATTTTACAAGAGTCAGAAAAACAAACACTTGCAAGAATGAGAAAAGAAAATAAAGAAGCTATTAAAAGATTTAAAGAAAAAATGGATAAACCAAGAGATGGCAAAGCCATAGGAGGATATATAACAAAAAATGTAACACCACAACCAAATGATCCTAAATTACAAAACTTACTTGATGTGTATGAATCAAATCCCACTTTACAATCTCAAATGACAGCTGATGAATATCTCATGCAAACTTATAGACCTAGCCCATCAGAACCACAAACTTACGCACAGATGACACAACAATCACCAGCGGGAATACCAGCTGTTAAACCTATCAGGCCTATTATCCCTGTTGAACCAGAGGGTGATGATGGTGGTGGAGGAATAACAAAAGGTTTTACCAAAGGTTACTCATCTGCTAATTTTGGTTTAGGGCCGGACAAAGATGTTGTAGATTATGAAGCAGAAGCTTACAAGATTGGAAGAACTCCATTTGGAACTGCAAGTCAGATAATAACAGGCATTCCATCTTTATCGAAGACAGCATTTCAATTTGTAAAAGGAACAAAAGATAAAACTCAAAAAATGATTCAAGATTATTTTGCAAGAAAAGCAGAAGAAGAAAGAATTAGACAAGAACAAGAAAAAGCTAGACTAGCTGATCAGTTAGCAAGACAAATGGATGCAGTTTACTATGATAATCCTGGTGCAACGTTTACAGGTGGTAGATATGATGGTGCTGGTAGTAGATCTGCATATGAATCTAATCCAACAGGTTTTTCAGGAAGTAGCTAATGTCAGAATTTATATCCATACTTGAAAGAATAAGACCGGGTTATGAGAATGGCGGGAAAGTTAAAAGGAAATCAGGAGGACAGAGAGGTCCTAGAGGTTCACACAAAAAATCAGCACTAGCTAGATTTAAAGAATTTTTACGAAAACTTTCTCCAGAAAAAATTGCTACGACAAACATAAATGATTTAATAAAACTATCAGAAATAGATATTGGTAAAACAAATGCTTTAAACGCGTTAGCTGAACCAGAATTCTCTACTAGACCTAGAAGGGAAATGACAAAGACAGATAAATCAAACTTAAAAAAATTATTAGAAGGCAAAGAAGGACGTATGCCTGAAGAGAGAGTAACTTACAAAGGTAAAGAATATTTTAAAGGGACAGATGGTAGAATTAGAATAGTAAGAGAAAGAACTTTAGAAGAAAAAGTTAAACAATCACAAGCTAATCGTGGAAAAAGAAATTTAGGTTTAGGAAAAACAGGAACTACAAACCCTAAAATGGCATTTTGGGAATCTTTGATAGATAGTCACTTAAAAGCTATTCGACCTAAAAAAGAAGGTAGTAGAAGTATTAATGTTTCAAGATTAAATCCTACTAATATAAATTTAAAAGAAAAATTTGTTAAAGGTGAATACCTTTCACAACCTGAAAAAAGAAAAATAAAATTTAAAGATTCTGTTACAGGAAAAACTTTTGGTTTTAAAGATGTAGAATCTTACATGGAAAATAATATTGGAAAAGGTTCTTACAAAAATGTAATTGATGATATTAAAGCAAAAACATTTTTAACCACAACATTTGCAGAAGTTGATGGAAAACCAGTAAGTTTAAGATATATTTTAAATGAAACCTTAATACCTGGTTGGACAAAAACAAACAGATTACAAAATACATTTCAAATACATCATCCGTTTGGGTTTGCTCGAAATCCTTTTGTAACACAGTTATCTTTTTTTGATGATAATAAAAAAGAATATTATCAAAAATCAAAATTTTTTAAAAATTTAAAAAATGAAAAAACTTTATCTGGTAAAAAAAAATTAGTAACTAATTTTGCAAAAAGTTTACCAAAAGGAATATTATCAGCACCAGGTAGAAAAATTTATGGTCAAGCTTTTAGTATAACAGATATTTTAGATGTAGCTGCTGACAGAGCAGACAAAGCTGGAAATAAAAATATAAGAAAGATATTTGAAAGTGATAAATTTAAAAAAGATTTTAAAACTGTATTTGGAACTGCTCCTGATAAATCATTACCTCAAGTCAGTAAAACAATAAAAAATCCTATAAAATTTATGTCTACATATGGAATTCCAGATATAGAAACTATGCGTACTGTTTTTCCTAACGTTAATATTACAGATGTAGATTATAGTAATATGCAACTAGGCACAGGAAGATTAGCAAAAGCAGCAGGTGTTGCAAAAAATATTGCAAAGGTTGGTGGTAAAGCTTTGGGTATAGCAGCGATACCTTTTGAAGTAGCCAATATGCTTAATATGAGAAAACAAGGTAAAACAACAGCTGAAATTTTAGCATCACCTTTTTTCTTGTCAGGTAGAGTTGCAGAAGCACAAGACCTTATGAAGATGACTCCTCTTGAAAGACAGGCTGTAAGCGAACAACAAATAGCTGGTGATGAGTCAATGTTAGATACAGATTTTTATACACCACCACGAGAAGGCATAGAAGCTATTGATGTTGAAGCTGTACAGGAAAGAGTTAGAAAACAAAGAGAAATGGAAGAACAAAAAAGAGCTTTAGAGAGATCAAGACGTTCAGGCTTTACATACCCTAGTATGTACGGTATAACTTCAGTCGAAGGTGTAATTTAATAATAGGATAGAGATATGGTCGACAGCATAGATAAATCATTACCGAATACAGTCGAAGAAGTAAAAGACGAAGAATTCAAAGAAAAAGAAGTCGCGATCCCTGGTGAAGGAATTGCTACTAGCGAAACGACAGCAGTTGTAATGGATGAAGAAGGTGGAGCAGAAGTTTCATTTGATCCAACAACGGTCCCTGGTCGACAATCCGATGGACACTTTGCGAATTTAGCTGAAGATATGGGAGCAGGTGAATTACAATCTTTAGGCTCAACACTTTACGATCAATACACAGAATACAAAGAATCAAGAGGAGACTGGGAACAGTCTTACAGAGAAGGTTTAGAATTATTAGGTTTTAAATACGAGAGAAGAACAGAACCGTTCAGAGGCGCATCAGGTGTTAACCACCCAGTGTTAGCAGAAGCGGTAACACAGTTTCAAGCAACAGCTTATAAAGAATTACTACCAAGTGATGGTCCAGTTAGAACACAAATTTTAGGTGATGTAACAATCGCTAAAGAAGAACAAGCTAAACGTGTTAAAGATTTTATGAACTATCAACTTATGGATCAGATGACGGAGTATGAACCCGAGTTTGATCAAATGTTATTTTACCTTCCCCTGTCCGGCTCTACTTTTAAGAAAGTCTATTACGACGAGCTTTTAGGTAGAGCCGTTTCTAAATTTGTACCGGCAGAAGATTTAATTGTTCCATATTCAGCAACATCACTAGAAGATACAGAAGCAATTATTCACGTTATAAAAATGTCTGGTAACGAATTAAGAAAACAACAAGTCGCTGGTTTTTACAGAGATGTAAAACTAGGTGAACCTCCTGTTACAGAAAACCAATTAGACGAAAAAAAATTACAATTAGAAGGCATCTCAAAAGATGGTCAAGAAGATCAGTACACACTTTATGAAATGCATACTAATTTAGATTTACCTGGTTATGAAGACATGGATGAGAATGGTGTACCAACAGGAATTAAATTACCTTATGTCATTACGTTTGCAGAAGTTAATCAAACGATATTATCAATTAGAAGAAACTTTAAAGTTGATGATCCATTAAAAAAGAAAATTAATTACTTTGTACAATTTAAATTTTTACCTGGCACAGGTTTTTATGGCTTTGGTTTAATTCACATGATTGGTGGTTTAACTAGAACAGCTACAGCTGCATTAAGACAACTTCTTGATGCTGGTACATTAGCTAACTTACCAGCTGGATTTAAGACAAGAGGATTAAGAATTAGAGACGATGCACAACCTTTACAACCTGGTGAATTTAGAGATGTCGATGCACCTGGTGGAAACATCAGAGATCAGTTTATGCAACTACCTTTCAAAGGACCAGACTCAACATTACTACAATTAATGGGTATTGTTGTTCAAGCAGGACAAAGATTTGCATCTATCGCTGACTCACAAGTGGGTGATATGAATCAATCTGCTGCTGTGGGTACAACTGTTGCTCTTCTTGAAAGAGGTTCAAGAGTTATGTCTGCAATTCACAAAAGATTATATGTAGGATTAAAACAAGAATTTAAATTATTAACAGATGTATTTAAAACTTATTTACCAGCTCAATATCCATATGATGTTCCTGGTGCAACAAGAAATGTAAAAGTTGCAGACTTTGATGACAAGGTAGATATTTTACCCGTAGCTGATCCAAATATATTTTCACAAACACAAAGAATTAGTTTAGCTCAATCACAATTACAATTAGCTCAAACAAATCCACAGATGCACGATCTTTATCAAGCGTATAGATCTATGTATGATGCGTTAGGTGTAAAAAATGTAAATGCAATTTTACCACCACCTGCAACTCCTACACCTTTAGACCCATCGCTAGAAGAAATCGCTGCAATGGGGATGAAACCTTTCCAAGCTTTCCCTGGCCAAGACCACAAAGCTCACATTGATTCACATTTAAACTTTATGAAATCAAATATGGTGCAAAATTCACCATCAGTTATGGCTGCATTACAAAAAAATATACTTGAAAGAATAAGTTTGATGGCTCAAGAGCAAATTCAACTAGAATTTTCTTCTGAATTATTACAAGCACAACAAATGCAGGCAATTTTAAAAATAAATCCACAAAACCCAGAGCTAATTGCACAAGCACAAGCTCTAACAATTAAGATTAATGCAAGAAAAGCACAATTAATTGCTGAAATGACTAAAGATTACATGGATGAAGAGCAAAAAATTATGGGTGAGTACAGTGGTGATCCATTAATTAAGTTAAAAGCGAGAGAAGTTGACTTAAGAGCTAAAGAAAATGAGAGAAAAGGTGAAGAAGCGCAAGAAAGAATTGATCTTGACACTGCAAAAGCTCTCATGAACCAAGAAAATCAAGAAGATAAGCTAAACCAAAATGAAAAACTTGCAAAATTACGTGCAAGCGTGTCATTAGCCAAACAAGGTATGGCAGACAGAAGCAAAATTCACGATTTTGGTAGAAACTTTAAGAAAAACTAGGTATAGTTAAACAATAAGGAGACAAATATGACTAAAGATTATTTAAGAGGTCAAGGAGACGTCAAAGCACCTAAAATTGAAAACGAATTAGGTGTTGGTAAAGACGGATTACAACAAGGTGGTATACCTGTTGAAA